TTTATTTGGATTTCAAGAACAACGGCCGTGGATTTTGGGCTGACGGCTCTTCGGACATATATGACTCTGGGTTTAAAATGGAGTTCTATTTATCTGATTTGATATCTGGCTCCGCGCAGATGATTGGCACGACGCCCTCTTCACGCCAGCAACCGGGCCCCGGGTCACCTCGCAATCGATTTGATGATAATGTTAGAATAAAAATCATCACCACGGACAATGGTGCATTTGATCCCGACAAAGCGTCAAATAATACCGCGAACACTGTATTCAACGACGATAAACTTGAGTTTATTGCTGCTGATTCTATTTTGGAGGAAGTGGATTTAGATCCTTATCCCAAGTTTCTTTCCACTTTTAGAAGTTACCAAGAGTACCTTCCACAAATTGTTTTATTAGACGAAATGATTGGCGCCGGTACTATAGCAAAAAGCGACATTGAAAGCAGTTATAACAGTATAATGAATGTTATAATACAAGATTTTATAGATAAAGTTTCCGGCAATGAAGACGCTTTTCTATATGGCGCCACATATGATGACTTATCTTTTGATGACGTTCAATATGTGGTAGACGATGGTCAAACAGAATCAGATGGCGGAACAAATTATTATGAGGCGCTGGTAGATGATGGAGAAGGAGGCACCCGACCCATCAAAAATGATGATCAAATTTTGGGCTTAAGCAGGATGCAGTATGAATCAGAAGACGAAGACGCCAATCGAGTAATATATTTAGAGCCGGGGACGTTTGGGGGCTCATACATGAACCCTCCACTTTATATCAAGCCGTTGGAAAACAAAGGTTGGCTTGGATTTATAGATGTAATGTTTCCTGATCTAAGCCCTTGTAAACCTTATAAAACCGACTTGATTGATTTTGAAGATATTCAACAAAAGCTATCGACTTCGTATCCGACCATTCCCGAAGACGAACGTTTAAAATCGGATCCGGATTGCGTGATCGAGACTCCTTACGCGAGAATATTAGAAAGATCTGCCGTGGCCGGCATAGAGAGCATCATTACAGCAGCTATCAGGATTTATACTAGTGTTAGCTTTATAAAATCGATGGCAACATTTACCAAGTTTTATCCAAGTTTCCCGGGTGTTTTTAGTAGTCTTTATGCGGCATATATTGTTGAAGAAATGGAATCGTCATTCAAAGATGCGCAAAAGCCCATGTGGGAAATGTTTAATCCGTTTAAAGATTCTGAATTCTGGTACGCGTTTTTGGAGCAATCCGTACAGCTTTATTCTAGGCGCGTGGACAACGGTGAGATTGGTGACCCTCCTTCATCGGTTGTAGAGGCACTCGTACGCCTAAATGACGCACAGGAAAGTTACGATTACCCAGACAAGAAGATGCTGAAAAAAGCGCGCACAGACGGTGAAGCGGGAACGTTTGAAACACTTAAAGGATACAGAACTGACAAAAATCTTGAGGCCATTCAGGAAACAGAAGAAGATGCCAAAGCAGTTTTAAAAGAATTGGTTGTTGAACAGTTAAATTATATGGGCGAGAAATTCGTAGAAAACCTTAAAACGGTGGGCATGTCGCCGGACATATACGACATGAGTTATTACGTTCTTCAAGAACTATCTCAGGGTGGGTCTGAGTTAACGTTGGACCAAGAAATAGAAAAAGAATATGAAGATTTGCCGGAGTATGATGCTGCCAACTCAGCACTCAACGAAGAGCACTACACCAACGGAGGAGAGCTTGCTCTGCCGGATGGAACCGAATATGTGGGATATTATCACGTTGGGATAGAGGATAGCGTTACAGTTTATCTAACGGGCGAATTCAGCGGCAAGAGTGTTGCAGTTGGCGAGACCTTAACACCATTCGCGAACAAAGTTACAGTTTCAATTGGAGATATTGCAGAATATGGTGACGTTTCAGTCGATGATTCTTTGCCATTTGTTATTGAAAAATACATTAGCATTAATGGCACCAAGAAGTCCCCCACCCGCGCCGTGGACATAATAACAGGTACCTCCGACCAAACTCAAAATATTTCCGATGTTTATCCTGGCGACTTAGAGCTTGTAACCGATACGAACGGCCGCGTGGTGGGCCTTACGGGAGAACTAGGCGTAAGGCATGGATTGGTGTTTTCTGTTATAATCGATGGAGAAGAACACGAAGTGACAACAGTGGAGGTAGACGCTTTGGATCGTCCGCTTTCGCAGATTGATCCGCTTGAAGGGAAGAGTTTACTGCTATTGTGTTTAATTAACAAGCTCAAAGAGGATGATAAATTTAGGTTAGTGACGGAATATGCTTTCCCACTTAATAAGATTGTAGCTACGCTTGCCATTTATAATGGACTGGCATTTATGCCGTCTATTGGCGAGAAAATGGTTAGAGATAATGAATCTGTCGGCCCGTATTCGTATCAAATTGACAAGGAAACAGGCCCGGATCTCACTAATGCAATTAAAAATACAATATACACAAAGCCCGGCGTGGCTTTAACATTTGATACCGACACAGGACAGCCGGCCATCTATCCTCCCAATGTAAAAGGACCAGACACCGCAACTGATGATACAGAAGTAACCATTACTGATGAGGATGCCGATTCTGTTTTCGCTAGCGTGACAACCACTTACGATCTCTCACAACCAGAAGGTGGCGGCTGGGCAAGCAAAATGGATAGAGACCCCGGCGTTTTTGGTGGCATAGGAATTCTAAAGTGGGACGAATGGGACAAAACATTGTTAAGAAATTCTAAAGGTAGAATTAAAAAGATTTTTAAGAGCTATTATAATTCTAGAGATTTTACCCCCGGCCAGCCCGACGATTCATCGGATAGTCCTGGCACTGTTATAACCAATGAATTTAAATCTAGATTCAAAAGAGCCCCGGGCCAGAAGCTGCTTCCGTGGTGGAAAAAGAGAATGCTTCGAACAAATCCGTTCAATGCGGACGGAGAATTGTGTGAAAAGAAAGATTAGAGAATAATTATAGAGAGGAAAAAAAATTATGGCTTCTTTAGGTGTCGCCCTTCCGTTAGAATTAGATTCAATGGATGGCTTTGTAATGCTTAAAAATATCAAGAATCTAGCAAAACAAAATTTGAAAATGCTTATACTCACTGTTCCTGGCGAACGAGTCATGAAGCCGAAATTTGGAGTTGGTATCCAAACATATCTTTTTGAGAATTTCGGTCAAGATACAATGTCCCAAATAGAGAGTAGGATTAGAGAGCAAGTAGGAATTTATATGCCAGCAGTACAGATTAATGATATTGTGTTCGGAACCACTGATTCAGACAGCAATTATTTAGGGATTGCAATAGAATATTCTATTCCAAGCATAGGAATAACAGATTTATTAGAATTAACTACTTAAAAATGAGGTGTTTTAATGGCCGATGAACAAAAAAAAATAGTACCAATCGATTATACTCATCGCGAGTATACTACCATTCGTCAAGATTTGATGGAAATAGCGGAAAGATTGTATCCGGATACTTTCAAAGATTGGAGTGAAGCGTCGTTCGGCGCATTAATGATAGATGCTGTGGCATACGTGGGTGATCAACTCTCATTTTATTTGGATTATAATGTTAATGAATCGTTTTTAGATACAGCGTACCAGTACGACAATATTATACGACTGGGTAGGGCGCTTGGCTATCGTCATCGCGGGCCCGATTCAACTTACGGCACTGTAAGTTTGTATGTGTTGGTGCCCGTATCCACCACCGGCTTGGGACCAGATACTGCTTATCTTCCTGTTCTTAAAGCCGGCTCGGAGTTTAGTTCTACAACCGGAGTAAGTTTTATTTTAACAGAAAACGTTGATTTTGCAGATTCTGAAAACCCGGTCGTCGTCGCTACTGTGGATTCGGACACCGGCGCGCCATCGAATTATGCTATTAAGGCAACCGGCACTGTAGTCTCTGGCTATCTTTCCGAAGAAAAGATAAATATTACTGCTTACCAGCGTTATCTGACGGTAAAACTTGCATCCAACAATATAACGGAAGTAATCTCCGTTGTTGATTCCGAAGGAAACGAATATTTTGAAGTAGATTTTCTCGCACAAGACATGGTGTTTAAGGAGATTGCCAACACCAATTACACAAACGACAATGTTCCTTCCATTTTAAAACCTTATTTGGTATCTAGAAAATTTACTGTCGAGAGAGATGAGCTAAATACTTATTTGCAATTTGGTAGCGGAAAGGATGGCGATTCAGATGTAGTAGCCGATCCACAAACGGTAGCAATAGATACTTTTGGGAAAACTTATGTAACAGATACAACATTTGATCCTACGAGGCTATCGCAAAACCAAAGTCTTGGCACGGTGCCCTCAAACACAATTTTAACAGTTACGTACAGGATTACAAGTCCGACAAATTCGAATGTTGCGACAGGCGGTTTGAGTACCGTATCTAATGCAGAACTGGATTTTACCGATGTTAATACTTTGACAACCTCAACGGTTCAAGATATTATTAATTCTGTAGAGGTGTCCAATGAGGAACCCGTCATAGGAGATGTTACAACGCCTGATTCAGATGAAGTGAAAAGAAGAATATTTGATACATTCCCAACGCAGAACAGAGCAGTGACGCAGGCGGACTATGAAAATGTTGCATATAGAATGCCAGAAAAATACGGCTCTATAAAGAGATGTTCTGCGCAAAAAGATCCAAACGCACTAAAAAGAAATTTAAATTTATATGTTGTTTCTGAAGATTCGGAAGGCAAATTAATAACCACAAACAGCACCATTAAAAATAATTTGAAAACATGGTTAAATCAATATAGAATGATGAATGATGCCATAGACATTCTTGACCCCTATATTCTCAACTTGGGAATAAATTTTACTATAAAAGCGTCGACGGCCGTGGATAAATATATTTTGATAGAGACCGCGGTCGACGCAATAACGGAAAAATTTAGTACGCCCTTCTTCATTGGAGAACCAATTTATATCAGTGATATTTTTTCAGAATTGAAGAACGTGACTGGCATTTTAGATGTAGTGACTGTGACTTTGGTATCTAAAACTGGGGGAAATTATGGAAACGCAAACATAGATATCAATGCTAATTTGTCCCCAGATGGAACTTATTTAATGGTGCCGGGGAACGCACTAGTAGAAATTAAATATCCAGCTAGCGACATCATAGGAAAAGTTGTATAATGGCCATTAAAAGATATACGGCTTCGGCTGACAATA